ATAGTATAACCTTTGACAACATTAATGCCGACTTTTACTGCCAAATCTCTTCTGTTATATGTCATGTTATTCTGCTTCTTGGAATGTTAGAGATGGGTAAGGAGGAACATATATGTCTGCGATTTTTAATCCTGAATTATTCAGTATCGGTGGTTTAGGATTATTCGAAGGCGCGCCGGATTTTACTATAAGCTGACCTTCTTTAGTTATCAACAAAGCATCTGATCTAGGAAGATAATATTGTACATTGAACGTGAAGTTAGAATCAGGTTCCAATGCAACTTTAGAACCTACCGTTGAATAATATACTGATTGATTATTTGCAGGATTGATTGTAATATTTGCCAGCGTAGAAAGTGTCTGGCCAGATGAGTTTGCTGTGTTAGCCATGACAGGCCTAAAATCAATATAATTTCTCAAGTCATAGAAATTATCATCTGCAGATCTATATAATGGAATTTCAGCTGTTGCTATTGCAGTAGTATTTGCTGTATTAGCGTCATCAATAGGATAAGAATCTTTAGAGAAAAACATCGCTTTACTAGAACTAGAATTTGGTGTGAAATGATTGAATCTAACTAATATTCTGCTCGCAGATGTTAATTGTGATTGATAATTAGGTAGTATCTTTAATTGAGATAATCCATAATATGCATCAGTTTGCCCATTATCCAATACAAACCAGTCTTTTCTATCTGGATTTGTGTTAGCAAATGAAGCTCCAACATAGACGCTTGAGATTTTATATACATCAGGAAGTCCTAGCGACCATGGACCTAATGTTGTAGCAGAATGAGTTGCACAATTGATGGCGACATATGTATCTTTTTTGACATCTTTTCCGATTGGTGAAGCGCTAGATTTGATGATAGGTGTCTGTGCAACAACTGATCCAGCTGCAGCTGTTTCAGGATTCAAATCCATATTTAACGATATGGACATATCAGTTGTGGTGTTGAACTGTATCGTATTTCCTGTGCCATTAAAATTTACATATGAACCTTTAGGATGGAATTTATATATCGCCGTAGCACCTGACAGAGGTGATGTATCTGAAACCTTAGGTGTGACTACTATCGTATTAGCTAATGGAACACTGACGACATGATGATATGATGTGGAGGTTGCGGTTACAATTTTAAGCATTTCACCGACTTTAGGATTTTGATTATTTTCGCTGCCGAAATTTGATATCCATGGTGCAGTACCTACTCCCGGGTTGCCGATGTTTGACACTGTTCGTCCTAATGAGTCACTTGCCATTAAGTATATAGTAGGATTAACTGATCGTGTCGTAGAATACAGGTTAGATGAAGCAGCTGCATTAAACATCACATTAATATCTTCAGAAGGATTGTCTAATAGAGAGCCGCTATAATTATATCTATCAGAAGCTATAGTAATGGTTGCAGTAGCTACCCCAGATCCTCTTGTTAATGTAGCAGCATCGCTAGTAGTTCTGTAAATATAAGAGGTGCTATTAATACCTGTATTGCTCAATAGATTCTTAACACCTTTTAAGCCTGTATCAAATATCAATTGTTTGCTTGAACTTTCATATACTTCTGATTGACCGTTTGCTTGATATATGTCAGCATATACTTTACCATAAGTTCCAGAAGCGATATGTATGCTCTTAGCATTTGCAGCAAAGCTATTACCCGCTTTCATTCTGATATTGCTAATATAAAGCAGGTATTCTGCTTCAGCAGTGCCTTTGGTACCGCTATTAAACATGATAGCTCTCACATTAGCATTTCCTACTAACGATCCTAGGACTCCTGAAGTGCCGGGATTCTGTGTGATTGCATATTGATTGGCGCTATATATTCCGACATCTGGGATTGAACCGATATCAAATATGCCGACAACTTCTCTAACCTTTAAATAATTTCCGAAATTTACTGTGACGATTTGGTTATTTACTGACTCAGAATATATTGCTCTTTGCACTTCTGTCTTTTGTGCTGTATTATAATTGATTCTGTAACCATCAACATATGCTGTACCAGGAGATACGTTATAGTAGAACGTCTGTGAATTAGCTGAATTTTCAACGCTCACTTGAAACGGACGGACGATATAATCCCCAGACTCTTCTTTAGTTCTTAGAGCTATCATATCACCGATTAGGCTGTATGGAGAAACATCTATTGGGGTGTTGACAGGAACGCCAAATCCTTTATCGTAATCAATAATCGGCAAGAAATCTTTAGGAATGTTAACCGTAGGATCTAAAGAATCATATGTTACGAGAGAAGGGACCAGTTTTAATCTGTATGCTCCTGGCGCATTCTGATTTACGCTTCCTATAGAATTGTCGTATAAAGATTCGTCTTCTGCTGGTTTTACGATATATTCTGCTGTATCAAACCCGATTCTAAGTCCTGCGACATTAGATGAGTGTTCTTTTATGACAAAATTGTCAGCGAGGGTCTTCAGAAAGAATCCTTTCTGATATATGATTCCCTCTCCTACATGAAGGCCGTATCCTACACCCAGAGCATTTACTGTGCTGTTAGAAGAAAGCGTATAGAGGATGCCTTCTCTGTTTGACGCGACTAATGGGCCTATCTTATCTTGGTTAGGATTATAGACATCGATCTGTTCGCTAGATGTGTTAAAAGTAGATACTTGCTGTCCAGAATTATTTCCTGAATTCAGATATATCACATATGCTCTATTCGTATCTGCAGATCCTTGATTGACAACAGATTCTGCTCCGACATAAGCATCAAAGATAGCAGCCCTCAACCCTGTCGTATTTGAGACGAGGAGATAAGAATTGGTGAGGTGTGATTGTACGTTCGCTACATCAGTATTATTTTTAATCACTAAGCTAAAATCTAGAGTCGTAGCAGATTTGTCTTTGAATTTTACCTGAGGAATATTTGGATATTCTGTAAAATTACAACCTTCTACTACGCTACCATCTTTATAGATGCTGTCTCCGAATCGAGAGACTTGCTTCTGCATCATCGTCTGGAGCTGAGTTAATTCTCTTGCCTGCACAGCAGTTGCCGGACGAAACAGCATCCTATAATACTGCTTATCCTCATCGTAATCATCATAAAATGGGGCAACATTAAAATCAGTCTTTAACTCAGCCATCATATTTCCTTAAAAATTAAAATATAGTTTTACTTGTTCTTTGCTAATACCAGATCTATCAATGGGTTCGATATTCTTATAATAGAATATCTCGCCTGAATATGGCACCAACTCAGGATTATTTATAACAGTAATCGTACAAGTCTTACCTGTATCATTTGATATCACAGATTCATATGATCTAAAATTACCTACGGTATTCAAGACATACATCGAAGAAGTATTCATATAAGCAACAGTTGCGGTTGCTTTGCTCAATAATCCTCTGATAGTATCTCCCGAATTGAATATATTTGTCGTATTAAATAAGCTAAAATTTAACATGTTATTAAATTTAAACTCATTGTACAGCGCAGAATTTGCAGATGAGGTAGGATTATATAATAACCCAATTTGACGATATTTCGCCCAATTGGGAAATACATCTGTAGGTTTAGTTTCAACAGATATACCCATTATATCTGTTCCTAATTCAGAAATTGCATCAGATCCGTGACCGCCAGGAGGAGATATTATAGGATACGCAGAAGCAAGCGATCCGAATTCAGAATTAGCAAGAATTGATATATCCGCATAAGAATAGTTTCTACCTGAATTTATTATATTTATTGATTGCAATTTACCTGTACTAGAATCTATCATAGAATATGCTGAAGCACCTGTCCCGTCGCCGCTTATTATCACTCTCGGAGTGATCCTATACAATGATGTGCTATCTAAACTTCTGATATCTGAAGAAGTCGTAACAAATTTACCTGCTGTATTAACAACATAATTAGAAATAGCGGATAGAGCAGGAGAACCTGATCCGGAATATACGTATAGCGATGATCCGCTGTATGCTCCGTTGATTATAGATGCACCTGTGTTTGCTACTTTAAAATTCTTTGTATCAATAACTTGGTCGATACTTCCGTTTGCGCTGATATAGTTTTTACCTACATTGTCCAATACTATAGCATGCAAGGCACCTTTTATAGCTTGAGCAGCAACTGTGCTATTAGGAACAACAGGAAAATATGCAGCAGTGCTAAATTTATTGATAGATGCTCCCGGAATAGTGAACATATACTTCCATACATATCCGTCAGCTAAAGTGAATGTTCCTGAAGTTTGTGTATTAGTAGGTTCTACTGTAGATGCGACTCCATAATTATTGAATATGCACTTATATACCCTATTTAAGCTAGTGACAATATAAAAATTCTTTTGATATAGGTTGGGATCTAAGTGCGAATAGTAATCATATACAGTACCTGTTGTCCATGTGATTCTTTTTGCAATATATCCGATATCTGTTTCGAATACCTTTTTTCCAAATAATATATTAGAATATACGTCATAGAATGATTCTTTTATAGAAGTATTAGTAGCAGGAGGATTTGAATCGTCATCCCATTCAAAAAACTTGCCAAAGGTAATATAATAATTTGATCCAGAACTATTGACTGTTGTTGTTCCGGTTGCTGTGATGCCGCGGAGAAAATGCCCGGCTTCTGTAAATCCTTTTGTAAGAGTGATCCTAGATCCGGTAGGAGTTGTAGCTAAAGCAATCTTTGTTGTATTGGCATGCTGAACATAGTAAGTCGTTCCATTTGTCAATGGAGATATCGCTGTATTTCCTGTGCTGAAAGTATATCTGATAGCATCGCCGACTTCAAAAACAGGTGTATCAAATTCAGATGAGACGAATTCGACGCTGATCGTGCTATTTGCGTCTGTAGAAAGCCCTGTGCTGACGCCACCAGTCACTGCAGAATTAGCATTAAATCTTTTAGCGGCAGGAGCAGAAAATGTGATATTAGGTGCTGCTGTATAAAAGGTTCCACCATATATGACAGATGCTGATGATATCTTTCCGGCACTGCTAGCTATACTAGCAGCTACTGCCGTACCATTTTGGAATGATACGGACGCATTAGCAGTATATCCGGTGCCTGCAGTTGTAACATTGATAGATGTTACTATTAGACCATCGCCTACAAGATCATGCTTCATCTCTTCGATGAATTTATTTTTGATGTTTCTGTTAAATATTCCGGCCATAATTTATATTACCCGCTTGATGAGATTATAACGCCTCGAGCATTATAAGTTGTAGTTGCTTCAACAAGTATATTTTGATCAAACTTATTTGTATCTATTATCAAAGGTTTACCAAACATCTTGTTTCCGACTGGGTGAGTTAATTTTTTTATTATGTCAATGTATTTATCTAATGATTTTTCTACTTGAATCTCATAAGAAAATTCTTGATAGTAATCGCTATCAGTTATATATTTATCCGAATTTAAGAATCCGCTAGAATCTAACCATCCGCCTTCTTCTTTAGCAACACCATCAACTATCATAGAAAGAACGACAGTAGATTGATTGTTAGCTTTATTGATGAATAACAATTCTTCATTAGGAGTATTAAAGGTATATCCAGAAGATAATAATGCGACTTGTGCTATAACGCCATTACCTGAAGCAAGCTCTCCACTTATGACAGCATTATTGCCCCATAAATTGCCCGCTGAATCTATTATATTATAGCCCCATATCCTCTTTTCAAATACTGTGGGTTGGACTGACCCGTTATAATTATGATCACCCGATGTGACAGCTGATAATGATTTTATAGTTCCTATCTCCAACGTAGTATCAGCAAGACAGTTACCTAGGACAGAATCGATAGTCCCGACATTGAGATTCGCGCTAAATTGGGTATTTGCTTGGAGATAATGCCCGTTTGCTTCTACGCCACTAACCTGTACAGGAGTAAGCGTGATCCTTGATCCGCCTATAGTCGTCGAGAGAGCGACCACAGTATCATTCGAATGCTGTACGTAATATAGAGTATTGTTAGCAAGACCTGTTATTGCTGTATTTCCTGCAAGAGCTGTGTATACTACACTCCTGCCGTATTGAAATGTGTTAGCATTAGCGACTGTTATCGTGCTGTTTGCATCTGTAGATAATCCTGTGCTTTCGCCACCTGTGACAGCACTATTAGCATTGAACTGTGTGTTAGCAGGAGCGATGATAGTGTTTGCTTCTGGATCAATCAGATTGGTGTTGTATGTAAATATTGAAGTATTAGATAAAGAACCTACTTTAAAGCTCGCTCCCGTTCCTGTAGAAGCAAATTTACGAACTACGGTGACTGGAGTATCTAACGCATATCCGTATCCGCCATTTATTATCTTAAAATTGATGTATCCTATAGCAGATTCAGGATCTACTATCGTCTTTACTTCAAATTGTAATTCAGATCCTGATGTGCTTTCTGTAAATAATATATCTCCGGCTGCATGATTTTCATCTGAGGATGTTACAACTGCGCCAACAACAGAACCTCGAATCAAGGTTGCTTGTCTGATATCTAGTCCGTCATACATCAGATATTCGCCCGGAACGAATGAACTTCCGCTAGGACCGGGTATTATATCAGTAAGATAAAAAATATGTGCAAATCCATAATCATTATTAATTGTAGATATTGATAACACATAAGCACGAGCACCCGAAGTTGTTCCTCGCACTAATTTATTATCATATGTATGATTTAATTCTCTCTCTTCTACTTCGACATATTCTTTTCTCGACCATTTCCCGCCAGATAGAACGAGAACATCATCTTGCGGGATGAATACTTGTATCTCAATATTATAAAGGAGCCTAAATAATAGCTTCAATCCTTCTATAGAACCTTTAGATCTATATACGCTCAATATATGTTTTTCTAAAAGAGCTTTATCAGAAAGGACGCTTTTAGGAATTCCGTTCATATATTTCGACAAGAAAAAATCTATATATTCTTCGCTCACAGAATCGATATCAGAAGTCTCAATCAGATTTCTAGATT